TTATAGGTGATTGCACTTGTAGATGCGGGAGCGTCAAAGTAGCGTATTTTGCAAGAGTCTGGTGTAGAGCTGGCTGAGCTGTGGGAAGTCATAATCCCTGAAATACCACATAGTCTATCACCAGCAGCAGCAGCCTTGAGTTCTACTGCATCTCTTTTTAGGAACATCATTGTGTTATAGGTGTCATCTACTTCAGGCCCAGTCTCGCCATTCCACATAACCTCAATTAGAATTTTACTTGCTGTGGACTTGGGAGTAATCACTACTGATAAATTAGGGATATCTGTTGTGGTACTCACGGTGAGTGAGGTGTCATCAGTAGTATCCGTCTGTGTATACTGGACTTGCACAATCGAGCCTGGAACATAAAGAACACTTGAAGCTCCACCTGTGATATTACCTGCTATCACAGTGTCGCCAGTGTCTGTATCTACAGTAAACTTATCCGCATCAGAGTTGTTCTGTATCTTGAACATCTTATTATCAGCGTTGATGGTTACATCGTCCTGCATAGTAACTGCGCCATCTACGTTGAGTGTAGAGTCAAAGTCAACCGCACCGCCCACATCTAGAGTTCCGTTGACAATGTCAGTATTGCCTGTCTCTGCCACTATCGTCAGTTGCGTACTGTTGTCAGCATCGTTACGGATTGTTATATCACCTGATTTATTGATTTCTAAAACAAGGTCGGTTGCACCTGTTTCTTCGATTCCAAACACCGCAGCCGATTGACCCGTCAACCCTTTGAGAAGGAAAGTAGCATCAGTATTATCTCCCGCAGTATTGACATTTGCCCCGGTCTGCATTACTGGAAATGCGTACTCAAGTGCAGTCCATGCAACAGAGCCAGTGCCTACTTTGCATCCAACAACCTTACCACTTTCCGTTACTAAGCCAATTTCCCCAGATGCTAGTGTAGGGTTTGCGCTTGCCCAGTTTGTTGCCGTATCTCTTCGTACTTGTATTCTTGTAGCCATGTTTTAACTCGCTGTAAATATGTCCCAATAGTCAGTGTTTGTTGGGACAACCGCAGGACCGCTTGTATCCACTGTGCAAATATACGCATTCCCGTTATCTGTGTAATGAACTACATCATCTACGGAATAACTGTTCGAGCCGTCCCATGTGCCTCGCCACAATATAGTACTTGCCGATGGTGCAGACACCGTGCCTGCTGCATACGACTGACCCAACCCCTTGAATCCTGCCGCTGGCAACGATCCATAATCTGGTTGGAATGTTCCATCTTTACGAAGTGCCTGGTCAAGCAAGATGCCACTGTCTACCAGTGCCAAGCGTTGCTGGGTTGTTCCGTCTTCCCCACCCTCCGAAAAGGCTCGGATGTATTCAAATAGCAATGACTCCATGTATTGTGGTATCAGTGCGTGAGATGTCCCCAATAGTACCGCATCATCAGTCCCATCGACATTACTTGCATTGTTCAATGCCACCCACTGTGCCCTGTATCGAATGTTGAATGCCGTTGCATCTGTACTCGAAGGTGTTGGGTATATGTCTAGCCTCGGTGTTGCGACATCATTGTAATCATGAAACACTAGGGTCACTATGTAACTCAACTCAGGCTCAATGCCCTCAGTCGAGATACGCTCAAATGTTGCAGGGTCTACAAACTGGAGAGATGCAGACCATGAGTTCTTTGGTTCGATTGTCAGTATTTCACCACAGTCTGCTGGCAGGCTTAGGTAGTCTTGGCTAGCCGTGCTTGCCACTACTGTGGATGTTCGTTCACGCCATCGCCAACTCCTAGACATGAGGTGTTCGCCTGCGTTGTTTATGAGTTGAGCCGTGCGTTCAGCCACGGTCATGCCGGGTGCAGTTGATGGGTCACCGCCAACTGCAAGTTGTACGTGACTTCTAAGTTGTCCTAACGTCAGTGTCATAATTGTTCCTTAGCGGTTTAGAGTAGGAGACTCTCCAAAGAGAGTCCCCCGTTCAGAACCGTTAGGTTCAATTATGCAGTGCCTATTGTCTGTGGCTGGAAGCCGTCAAACAAAACTGTTTGCAAGCCTGATGTAGCCAAAACATCGACATTTAAGCCAAGACACACAACGTCGTCGCCAGTAAGGGCAACAACTTTGCCACTTGAGTTTGCCATGAGTGGAGTGCCTGCGCCAGAGGTGTCACCACCCTGTACTTCCACTTTGCCACTAAGGCAACAAAGCCCTCGTTTGCCAGATGCAATATCTTCGAGCGCAACCGCATAGATGCCAAATCCAGCACCATTTGAAATCGCAACGCTTTGGTCATCGTCTGGTTCAAGAGCCGAGAGTAAACACTCGACAACTAGCCCCTTCGTGATGGCTTCAGAAGCCTTGCCAACAAATGTTTGTTGTGCCCACCCAATTCCTTGTGTTCCTGCTGTAGATGAAAGTTTCATAGTATTATCCTTCCTTCAAATTAGCTGGTACGTCGAGGAGAAACGATGCCGTGTCGCAGACGCGAACTAGCAAGGAGATTCCACCACGTATCCGTGGGTTGAATGTTAGTGAATGGTTGATTTGGATGTCGCATGACATCGTGCTTAACCATGTAACGACGTGAGTGAACGAATGGTGTTAAATATGCACCATTGATCCAGTAATAACGAGCACCTTTGTCGATGGTCTCATCTGCAAATTCAGAACCACCAGATGTAGTCACCATAGCGATACCACCATCAGTATTTCTACCAGAAAGTGTGTCTGCAACTGCGTCTGCGTCCTTGTTGTACAACTCTGCTGTGTCTAGTGCTGATGCATATGTCAGTGGAATACCACTGTATGCTGGTGCACTGTATGCAGCGTCTTGCATTGAAACAAGTCGGTCATTTTGATCACGTAACGCACGTTTGTACTCGTTGACACCACGTCGTGAACAAACAATCTTTTGTTGGTTCATTGATGCGTTCTCAAAGTACTCTGCGTTCGTTGAAGGTGGACGGTAGTCCAATTTCAAGAACATTTCATCAAACGCTGTAATCAAACCATACACGTTGTGTGTGGTTTCTGATGACTCGTCGATGTGATATTCTTCATATGACTGTGATGTTGCCGTAGCATTAGCACCTAAGTCTCGACTGTAGAATGTAATCTGATTGTTCCACTTTGCCTCAACGCCAGGGTCGATGCCTGCAATAGTTGTCCAGGCAGCATCAATTTGTTGACCGCGCCACTCAGCTTCGTGTGTAGCACCGTTTTCAGTGATGAAGCACGGAATTGAGAATGGAATCTTTCCTGAAGCGGATTCCATCTCGCTAGTTGCGTTCCAAGGTGAAGTCCATAGTGATGCTTCCAGACCGTTGGTAAGTGATGTGACCATGCGTTGCTCTTTAGCACGTTTCAGTCGCTTGTAAGCAACTTTCAATGCGTCTTTAGTCAACCCATCGCCAGCATTCAATTCGACTTCGTGGTCTGTCCATGCCAAGTGATCTACAGCAAATCGCCAATCAGCGGATACTGTGTCAAGAACTTGTGGGTTTTGCCACGAGAAAGTCTCGTTTGGTTGATAGTACTGGAAGGTCGCACCGTCACTTGTCATCAAGGTTTCACGTACTTCAGTACCGCCTTGAATAGCGCGTTCCTTCCCCTTTACGAGATCACCCCAGAGATACCGTTTTTCAACAGCCTCGTTGATGATCGTCTCTGGACCTGTTAAGTATGCCGGTCCAGTAGCTTCCATGAAATCGCGGAATTTATCCGCAGGTGTGCCAGCCATGCTGTACCCCTTTCAATTAACTAAGATTTATGCATAGCGGCTTGCTTTGCCTGGTCAACAGACCCACCTGAAAGTAATACTTCCAGTGCCGCGTCTTCTCTTGAATCCACATCTGTGGGTCTATCAAGTCGAGCGACTCGTGATGGTGGACTAGGTGTTGCCGATCTGCGAGTCTTCGCCTTTGGCTGTCCTAGCACCTCTGTTGCAGCTTGATGCATCAAAGCCTCAATGCTTTCAAAAGTTCCCGGCTTCGTCTTTCCTAGTTCGGACATGCGGAGTATCACTGCGTCCCTTTTTTCTTCAGTGATGTCCCATTTTCCTAACACGGAGTTACTGGCTTCTTCTAACCTTACCCGTAACTCAGACTCTACCACGCGACGGTTTGCGTCATCTAGTTGCTGCTTCATCTCTGTTAGTTGATGCTGCATCTCTCGAATCGGTAAAACCGCATCCTCACCGATTTCATCGGTAAGTGCGTCTAGTGAGTTGTTGCCCACTTCAGACTCTTCTGCATCTGTTTGTTCAGATACTTTCCTATCTTCGGGTGTCTGTTCACCCTGGCTAAAGAGCTGGTCTTCCAACTCCTTCATCTTCTCTGTATACCCGTCCACGTGTGATTGACGCTTCAAGGCTGTGTTCGCCCATTGATCCAATATTTCAGGATCTTTAGACACTTGGTCTATGATGGTCTGTGGTACGCCATCACGTCGCAAGGCTCGGAGCAACCCTTCCCTCTCATCATCCACGACTTCCTCTTCCGTAGTCGCCCCTGTGAGTATAGGTTCAGGTGTCCTAGTTTGTTCATTATTATCATCTTCAAAGATTTTGTCAAGTATGGAATCCTCTGTTTCCGCAGAATCAGGCGCGGAGACGGTTGGATTAGTCACCGTCCCCTCACCACTATCGACAGCGGAGCTTGGAGTTGTTTCAGTGGTTGCCTGTTCATCTGTCATAATTAGTCCCTTGAGTATCCATGTCGGCTTATTACTTCACGTTCGTGTCGTCTAGATGTGACTATCGGCTTTCCTTGCCTGTTTGTATCACATCCTTTTAGATTTCTTGGCAAAGAGCTGGACACGTATGGATATCCGTGTACCTTCGCATCTATGCCTGCATCTATCTGACAACCCGCTATTCGACGTAATCTTTCCCCTTCATGCTCAATAATCTCACCAATAGATGGCACATCAGCCATAGAGTAATGCAACTCTACAGTTTTACCTGTTGTATCATTGACGAAGTCATATATCACTTTATTACCCTGCCTCCAGGTCTGCCTGCTCCTACGCCACGTGTGGCTGAAGAAATCAGATCACCTACTGATGCTGCTGGGCTGACCCCGGTTGACCCAGGCGGCATACCATCTACTGGTTCGGCAGCCTGTGGAGGTGCAGCCCCTCTAGCGTTTATTATCTTGCCAAGATCAGGCATGTTCAGTGTGTCACCGATGTTATCAATGAGCTTATTCCAATCAATGAACGGCATCGTGGGAATCATTTGACCCACCTGCATGACCAACTGTAAGAGTTCCACGCTACGTTTCTGTTGCAGTGCCTCGTCCACTCGTTGCATGGAGTGAGCCTGCACTTTGATGGACATGGCAGCGTAACTATCTTCCCTGCCACCCTTCCATTTCAATGTTCTTCCACCACCCGTTATCTTCAAGCCCTCGTTGCCCAAAGGCATTTCAATCTGATCATCGTGCCATAGATACCAACCTACTGTCCATAGCACCTTTGATGTAGCTTCTGCAAACTGTTGTTGCATCCATGCTACTCGAATGCCGGCTGAAGATGCGGCTGTTGTTACTTCTGTTGCTGTCGTGTCACCGTGGATGTTCCCGCGCATGACCTCGGATAACCCGGTCAGACGGTCAAGTCTGTTCTGTGTCATCTCAGCATATGTGATTTGCTGTGGCGTAACACCACCAAACTCCATGTGCACAACACGGTCTTTGTCTAGATTCTCGATAGGCACGACAAACAAGTCTGGCTTGTTCGCTATGTCCTGTGCTAGTTTAGCAGCCCTGGCATCAACACCGACTAGACGACGATATGCTGCAGCTGAAGTTCCCATGCTTTTCAAATGATGATTTAACTCTCGTATTAGGCCATCTGCTGCGGTTAGTGGTCCGAGAGGGTGTTGATCACCAGGTACTGTAAATGTTCCAAATATTGAGTATGGGCCAGTAGGTGGTCCGTAGTAAGGCTTAGGCTTCGAGATGATTGACACCTCTCCCTCCGCACCTTCTGCTAGTACGTAGATTGTACCGTTATGTTTGCCATCTTTAGGGTGACCTTCTGCTTCAAGTTCCGGGACCCACAACTCTGTAACAAGAACCTCTTCGCGGTCAGTTATCTCTCGACGTTCTCCATACTTGAACCTAAAATCATCGTTGCCTGTGCCGGCTGTTAGTTCTTCAATTACATCTTTATCGTAGTCGTCGTCTTCTTTAGCCCGTTCTTTCAGGTCATCCAAGTCCATCGCATATGAATGCCCAAGGAATCGTGAGTCCTCGAAGGCATCTGCTGCCGGATCCATGATGAAATGTTCTGGGCTGATACGGTATACACGTGGAGTCGTACCCATATGGTGTGGGTCAATGCGTCTCATTGAACCCTCTGGCTCACGAGTCACCATTGCAATACCCCACGAGAACAACATATCCGTTCCTATTCGTTGTAATGTTTGTCGCAGGCTAGAACGAACAGTCCACCTGTTCATCGCTGCTTCCAGTGTCTCTGACGTGAAGCCATCCGCGATGGGGTCGTCAGCTTCAATCTCTACCCTTGGTGAATCATACACCAACTTGGGTAGGATCAGACCTACCATTGAATATGCGAAGTTCTCTGGGTCGTTGGACGCTGTGTCCATGCTACCACTATCCAGATAAGCAGGTCCAGAGAACCTGTCTATCATCTCCTTCCATGACCCAAGGTGCTGGTTACGCCATTGCCTTGCAGTCTTCAGTTCTTCTTTTAGTCTTTTCTCATCAAGTTTTATCATTAGGTGCAACCCCACTTGTCTTGAAGGTAGTTTAACAACTCTATCCTCTCTGCCGCTGTAGACTTACCTTTCCAGAATATCATCTCCGCTATACGTCCAATATATTCCCCTGCGCTCGTTCCTACGCCACCTATACATAATTCATCCATCCCACGAAATGTGTCTGGATCACATGGGTAATTTGTACCGATGCCCACATCATCCCAATCCAATAGGCTCCCACCTACCCATCCATATACATCCATTGCGCCAGAACCATCTTGTTGGAGACTGAATATGAAAGTCTGTGCTGTATCTTGAGTAAAAAGGACATCCGCTGTGTCAAATGTATTATCCCCGCTACCCCTAACCCTAAACGCAACACCTTGGTTGTGCCTTGCTAAGTATATTTGATCTGACTCTGTAGAGGAGTTGAGTGAAAAGAAAACTTCAAGTCCCGCAGAACCTGATCCCTCTGCAAGTACCACGGCAACTTCAAACTCAGGATCTCTGGATGGAGTTGAACCAAATACGTCATCAAAGTCAACAGTAATTGAGCTTAGATAATCACCTTCGTTGAACAGACCTATATTTCTGCCGTGGTTGAATTGAGTTGATAGGCTAGAATCAATATCTGGCTGTGTATTCGCATCCATGTTTCTTACGTCGTTGCGTCTGCCAGAACGGTCGTACAATCCTGTGACTTTCGTTGCACTTGAATATCGACCGCTATGTAGGTCCCACCAACCGTAAATATCCTTCATCCTTGGAGGTAGAACCACCGAGTCTACAGTGTTATTATTCTGATTGAGTGCTGCGACGTTCACGAAGATTTCTTCTTACGTTTAACCTTACGTTTAACCTTCTTGCCCGTCTTCTTGGGCGGTCTACCTACCTTGCCACCGTATGTGCCTTTACCTGCTGGCATGTGTGCCCCCTATGATGCTATCCAATAGAAAATGTCACTAGTTGTTCCAATGACATAGAGTTCGTGAGGTGAACCAACCGTGACGGTCACTTGCTGTCCTGCTCTTAACTCAAACCCATTTGATGTAGTCACTGTTGTGCCACCCACATCCGAATGGCTTCCCAAATAGCCAGCACCAGCGTTTGACACTGCTGCTTTCACTGTCATTTCAGATGCCACTAGGTCAAACGAAGTGCCCAATACGGTTGCACTCGTGCCCCCAAGTGTGACTTTGTTGTGAACCACCTTCAATGGCTTTCGTCGTTCTACTTCTGTTGCCATGATTTACTCTCCTATTTATCTATCGGTAGATTACCCATGTTTACATTAACTTGTCAACTTGTTTTCTGGCATTATTTCATCCATTTTCATTAGTGTCTTTGCAGAGAAGTCTGGCAATCCTGTCTCTGGCTCTACTCGATCTGCCTCACCGCAGGCTGTTTCAGCCATTCGCATTGCCAATGCCATTGCAACAACACGGTCACCATGTGCCTCGATTGCACCAGATGACTTGTCTATCTCTAGCCTTGCTGGTCCTATCCCGCCATTGTCGTACACGACCGTTGTCTCCATCTCATCTAGTATCTCGCCATCTGGAATAGTGAGTGTGTCATCTGCTATTGCCCTTGCCAAGTCACCGAACAGTGATCTCTTAGCCTGTCGGCTCGAAGTCCATCCAGGCTTACCACGCTTCTCCCGGTATATGCCTGGGTATCTCAAACGCTCCAAGTCATGATGCATTGCAGCACCAGGACCATTGACCTCCCAACCGATGAGTAGTTCAGACCTACCCCTTGCCCATGTTCTGCCGGCTTGCACGAGTTCCTTGGCTAGATCGTACGGTGAGCAGTGTGGATCAACGTATGTTGCGACTACCTCTCGACGTTCTACATCCATCATGACGGCAGCAGAGTTGTGCCTACCTGTGCCATATGCTGGGTCTGCTGCAACCACTAACTTGCTTGCCCTTGTTGGTTCTCTGAATACACGCCACCTACCTGATGGTGAGTCTATCAGTACATCATCCACCACCTCACAACGTCTAGGCTCATATACCGCACCCCTGCACCTCACGATGTGTGCTAGTGAGAAGAACCCCTTGCCAGCTGTAGATGGTAGAGCCAGCACGTTCTCTCTAATGTCTACCAAGTCACGCCTTTGCAGTTGGTTCTCGAACCACGGTGACCAGTAGTACTTGCGACCAGGCTCTCCAGTGACTGTGCCATCGTCATCCACACGCCATTCACCACCATGTGACTTGGCTGGATGACCCTCGTATGTGGTCAGGATTGGTGTAGGTCTACCCACTGACTCAGCCAATGGCCACAGTGTACGAGTGAAGTAACTGCCTGTTAGGTGTGTACTTACTGCTATGCGACATGGTGTTGTGTCTGCTGCTGATCGCCATGCTGCTTCGAGCTTGTCCTGTGCTGCTGCCTCGTCGAAGATGACTACAGTACGCCTACCACCACGACCGATGTGTTCAGTAGTAGCCTGCCCTACGATTGAATGACCTTCAGGATGCGTGAGCACCATGTGCCTACGGTTCTTCCCTCCTGGCATGATACGTTCACGTTCACACGGCAATAGGCATGAAGGCAGGCGTTCAATCATTGAGTCGATTCGAGGGAACAGTGAGTCAAGGTCACCAGCTCTATCTACTAGGTCTTCTGTTCGTGAGCAGATGAGCACAGACCAGCCGTGGTAGAGCCAGCCCCATAGTGATATGGATAGCAGTAGCCACGATGCTCCCATCTCCCGGCTCTTCGCCCACACGATGTCATCACCATTGCGTATGTGATCCACCACATCTGATATGACTTGCTGCTGGCTTGGCCATGGGATGAATGGTTGAGTCGTTACCTCTGATGGACGTTCCAATCCATCTTTAGCAACCTCCTTGATGACCTTAGTCCAGCCACCTGCCATGAGGAATGTTGCTGCGTTGGACTCGGATACTGTGCGTACAACAGCCTGCTCCTCTGGAGTGCCGGCTGTCATCTCCCTTAATTCGAGCGCGAACTCAAGTGTTGGATCGCTATGTAGTAGTTGATTCTTCATCAGCCGCTGCAGGTAGTGCCAGCATCCTTGCCTCCAATTGTTTGACTGCTTCTTCGACCAGGCGTTCATCGACGCTGGCAATCTGTAATGGACCACCACCCGGTCCGGTGATTTGTGTGTGTGATTGAGTCTGATACTCTTGTCGATTGGCAGCCAATACGAGTCGTGCAGCATTCACCTGGACAGCAGACCCATCTTCTAATCCAAGTGCGATGTCTTCGAGTGCGACCTCAATGCGATCAACCCTCTCTCCCATAGCATGTTGCTCATCCAGCTTGAATCCATCCATCTTCCTCCAGTTGAGTATTGTGCTCATAGACACATTCGCCAACTGTGCAGCTTTGACCTTACCATTCATTGGCAACTCTCTGAGATATGTTTGCTGTGCGATTGCCCTATCTATCTTACCCATGTTTACTCTCCTATGCGTTTGCTATGCGTTTGCTATAGCACCGCCATGCGTTTGCCATTAGCAAAATGATAGCCTCCACCATCACCATCACCATCACCATTACCAATACATTCACCAACATAATCACAAATACAATAAGAACGCTCTTTTTTCGTTTTCATAACAATATGATCTGATTCTAAACACATCTAACAAGAACAATACCTATTTATCGACAAAATTGTCAAATCATAACCACCTGTAAATTCACGATTTAGCCACAAACCTCCACCAACCACCACATTTATCCGCTAACCACCTAGATTTATATCAAGATTTATGGTACAAATACCGATAAGTATATTAGTGATCTTTGACAATCGAATATGTTTAGTAGATATCCATCAGAAACTTTGGAAACTGATGCCGTTAGTCCCCCTTCCAGCATCAGCGAACAATCAAGGAATGATGGGTATCTACTAACTATATTCAAACAGGAGGAAACATGGCTAACAGAGAAATAGTCTTGAGAACACAATTTGGATTTATC